CAGGAAGAGATAGCTACACAGATAAAATGAAGATTATATATTTGATGCTGCTGATACAAGAGACACAAATAGCAACAAATGCTCAGGGGGAGGCAACGGGTCTTTTCCAGGGTGACAATTTTGAAATATATGAACCTTAAGTCTTATGGGAAAAATAATCACAGCAGTCCGTAACTTAAAAGCTGTCTTTAGACCTAGAGAAGCAAAAGACCCATATGTGTTTATAGCACAACAGTTTGGGCATATATGCATTTCAGCTTTATTCTGTTTCATGATCCCTCAGGAGATATTTGGTGTAGACTTACATGGAGTCAACATATCGATAGTTCTAACTTTCTGGGTGTTTTGGGAGCTTAATCAGCTGAAACGAAGCAACAATGAAGTGGATTTCATAGAAGATTTAATCTTTGAAACTTTAGGCGTCTTAGCTTATGCTTTTATTGCTGCAGGTTGTTTTAATAGGGTAGTAGTATTGGTTTATTTATGTATATTACTGATCTATGTTTCATATAAGTACAAACTCTATAAAACAGACCAAAAATGACAGACTTTTTCAACTATTTCCTAGGAGAACACGCGGTATCTTTCCACTTAGCAGGTATTCTATTTTCTCTTTTTGGGGTCCTAGTGTCCAAGTATCATTTTTGGCAGAAACGTAAAAGCCCAGACTCAAAATTCGATTACAGTTTCTGGCTCAGAGACAATGGCTTGAGTGTTTCCATGTCTCTACTTTCATCTTTTCTGCTAGTAAGGTTCGTAGATATTTTTCTACAATGGATAAATCCTAGGATAGAAAAAAGTTTTGGCTTTGAGATCCCTGTCACTGAGGATCAGGTTTTCTACTATTTGATAGCTGGAGTTCTCTTGCAATTTTGGATGCATGTAAAATATAGAAAAGATAAAACAGACGAACATGAAAAATAGTCTAGACTACTTGATGGTCCATTGCACTTATACACCAGCAATGAGAGCTGTGACAAAGGAGGACCTAAAAAAATGGCACATAGAAGAGAGAGGCTGGTCCCGTGTCGGGTATAGCGACATGATCCATCTGGACGGCTCTTTAGAAAATCTAATACCGTATAACCAAGATGATATTATAGATACTAAAGAAGTGTCCAACGGCGCATCTGGGTACAATCGCATAGCAAGGCACGTTGTATATGTAGGAGGAAAAGGAGGAGACACGAGAACAGATATGCAGTTCACAGCTTTAGCGATCTACTGCAGATTCACAGTTCTAAGTCACCCCAAAATAAAAATAATTGGCCACAACCAAGTTTCCAACAAAAGTTGTCCTTCATTTGATGTTCCTCAGTTTTGCAAAGATATAGGCCTCTCTAGCATAAACATAGGTTTATAGAAAGGTAATAAAAATTTTTATCAGAGTATTTCTACAATTAATATTTTTATTGTTATATTTTTATTGTTATATTTACATCGTTATGAATTTCAAGTTAGCAAAAGAAATATACGGTATCACTCCATGGTTGATGGACGCGCACAGTCTACCTGTGATGACATCATTGCTAAAGGATATAAGATCAGGTGTACAACTTGAGAACAAAACTTCCAAGTTGAATTCTTTTCAATATACCCCTATAAATCGTTCTAACGGAACAGTTGAAGTTACGGGGAACCAAAGAGGGGAAAAAATAGACAGCATCGCCGTGATAAAACTAGATGGCCCTATAACGAAATCCGGGGGTGAATCATCATCAGGCATGAAAGAACTATCTTCTATGATGCTCTCAATGAGCAGAGAAGAATCAGTAAAAGCTTTCATAATCCTAGCAGATAGCGGAGGCGGATCTAGTGCAGCGGTAGGCATGATGGTTGATGCTATAAACGAGATAAAGAAGGAAAAAAGAGTAATAGGAGTAGTTGAAAAAGGAGGGATGGCGGCATCAGCTTGTTACGGAATACTTTCAGCTTGCAATGAGATATATGCCGAAGATCCAATGAGCGTAGTCGGTTCAGTGGGGACTATGATTCAATTTGAAGGATTCGCAGCAAATGCCAAGACTCCAGAAGGTTTAAAGAACATCAGAGTATACGCAAGCAAGTCCACTAGGAAAAATGAGGCCTTCGAACAGGCATTAAACGAGGACAAATATACGTTGTTGGTAGATGGTCTATTAGACCCTATAAACGAGGATTTTATAAAGACTATATTGTCCAACAGACCAGTTTTAAGCGCTACTACTTTCGACGACGGTAGAACGCATTTAGCTGGTAAAGTTGTAGGAACTTTCATAGATGGTATAAAATCCTTCGATGAGGTAGTTAATAAGATCGCCATAGATTTAAAAAACAATAATCAAATAAACACAAACAATAAAAGAACGATGACAAAAGCAGAAATCAAAACTGCCAACCCTGAAGCTTACGCAGAGATTCTTGCTGAGGGAATGGCAATGGAAAAAGACAGAGCAGGAGCATGGTTGGCACACATGGCAACAGACTCAGCTGCAGTAGTTGAAGGAATAGCATCAGGTGGAAATATCAGCTCTTCACAAAGAGAGGAATTTTTTGTGAAGCAGAATTCTATAACAAATGCTGCTAAAATGATAACCAACTCAGCACCAGATGTGTTGACAGGAGAATCTAAAACGAATGTTTCAGGAGAAGCTCTAGAATCATTGGGTGATAAAGTAGAAGCAGCTTTCGATTTTAAGCTTAATTAATAAAGGTAACATAAAAAATGGGACAGGTTAAAAGAATATTAAGAGGAGGCACTAGAAATCAATCTACTGCAGACTATCAAAGAGAAAACTTATTCATCTATGACAATAGATATTACGAAGCGACTCTAATCAATAAAGAGGTTGCTGACCTTACTTTAGAAGAAGGTATCTTAGTCAAAAGAGACTTAACAGATCCTACTAGAGTAGAAGCGATCGTAAGCGACACTGAGGCAGAATTGCAGAAAGTCGTTGGTGTGGTTTCTTTCAGAGGAGAACAAGTAATAGCACAGAACGGAACAGTTAATGTCACTTTCTGCTACAAAGGAGATCTAGACGTTAATTTGCTAGTTTATCCAGGCGCTGCAACTATCAACACTGTTGTAGGAGATAAAATTTTAAAGGATGTATTAACCGATCTTGGATTCAGCGTACACAACGTTACTGAGAACACAAATTTTGACAATTAAACATGATACCAGCAAATCAACATAGTGTAACGATCACTAAAAAAGTAGTAGCGAGGTTCAACGAAGACATTCCAGTGAGAATGGGAGTGAATGGGTTTTTTCCTAGAGATACAACCCCAACTCTTATGGTTGACGTTGAAGTTCAAAGAGATAGTGAGGACATCGCCGTAGACGTTCAAAGATTTACAGAAGGGAACAAGAACAAGTTCTCTAGATCAACAGAACACACTTATCTTCCTCCTTATTACAACGAAGAATATCTTTTTGCACGAGACGAGATATACATGAACACAGTAGCTTTAGGAGTTACAGGGTCTAGAGGCTCTAATCAGGCGATAGCTCAGAATGCTTTGAAAAACATGAGAAGTCTTCGTAAGAAGATCGAGAGAGCGATTCTTAAGCAGCAAGTTGATGCTCTTCAAGTTGGGGTTATAACCGTAAAGAACGGAGATTCTATAGACTTCAGAAGAAAAGCAACTTCTATGGTGGATCTAGGAGCGCTACAGTATTGGGGTGTGACAGGAGTAAAACCTATGGACCATTTAAGAGCTGGAATGTCTTTCTTAAGAGATGAAGGAAATTCTACAGGAGGGACAGTGAATGTTATTATGAGAGGAGAAGCTTACGAAGCTTTCGTTAGCAATGCATCTGTTCAGGAAACAGCAAACTTAAGAAGAATCAACAGAATAGATCTTAATATGCCTCAGTTTAATGAAGCTTCAGGAATGGCTTACCATGGTCAAATTGATGGCGGTGATTTTGTACTGAATTTGTGGACATACAACGAGAAGTACAGAGACGAAGCAGGAAATAATGTATACTACTTAGATGCCAACAAGGTGATCATGTTGCCTAGTGATTTTAAGGGTAAAACTATTTTTGGGGGTCTGCCTACTATGGTAAGCGGCAATGTAGGAGGTGTCAAAACCGACATGCCTTCAGTGGTTGAGACAGAATACCTTATCAGATCATTTTCTGAGCCTAGAACCATCTCAAGTGGTTTAGAATTGTCTTCTGCTCCTTTGGTTGTCCCTTACACTATAGATAAAATCTACACTTTGCAGGTGTTAGCTTAGTCTGAATTCTAATCTGATAAATTAAAAAAAAGTAGAAAATGGCTATTGAAAAAAAATACAAGATCACTACTTTCGTGCATCTTATGAAGAATAACAAGCAAGCTAAATCAGGTGATATTGTATCAGCGTCAGAATTCGTAGACTTAGCAAGGTCTCTAAAAGGGAATTTCTGCAAAGAAGTAGAATCTGAAAAGAAAAAGTCTGAAGAGAAAGAATCTCCAAAGAAAAAATAAAAGGCTATGCCCGGTAAATACCTACTTAGAGCTCGAAAAGATTCGAAGAAGTACATCACTAAATCAGGTTTTGAGGAGAACATACGGTTAGAAACTCCAGACGGGACAACCTCACTGGAGACTACTGGATGGGCAACTAAGCATTGGATCAATTTCGATACCGTTGGAAATGCTGCTAATTCTAAGAATGCTCATATTTGTCTAGATGAAGAAAGTTTGAGCCTAGCTGGTTACCCTGTAAGAAATGCGAATCAGGAGGTGTATATGTTGAAGCATAGGGTTTTCGTGAAAGATAGTAGTGGAGTAGAAAAAAAGTATGTGGTCATAGAACATTTTCCTAGCGAGAGTTTCGGTTTAATAGTTTGCATTTTAGGAGATTATGTCGGTAATTAGCAGCAATATTCCTGTTCAAGGGTTTGAAATCGTTCGAGATGCTATAGGAGCGATATTGAAAATAGAACTCGAAAATCAGAAAGCTTTAAAAGGGATAACTCTTCCTATAGATGTTTTCATAGGACGATCTACTCCTTTCCATCATTCTGAAGTACTGATGCTAAATGTACACTGCGAGAATTCTAACTACTCTCATTTCCACGAGAATGGAGTTCATGGCCTTACTAATTACTACATTGATATTTCAACATCCGCTAAAGAGGATGCGCAGAATGACGGGGGGTATAATTCTACTCTGCTAAGAGATCAGTTCCTAGGAATGTGCAGGTACATACTGCAGGATCACCATTACAAGACATTAGGTCTTTCAGGTGAAATGGTCAATGGTACTTATGTCAACGGTTTCGAAAACTTTGAAACATCTAATTCTCAGGACTCTTCTTTCGTGAAAGTTTCTAGAATTTCTTTCTCGGTAAGGATCTACGAAGATCAATCTCTCTGGGAGGGAGTAAACATAAGCAGTACTTTCACAGACGTTAAATTAGACGACACGAACCTTGGGTATAAATACGAATTTAACATTTAAAAAAAAAACATAAAATGACAGCTATTTCAACAGCTATAGGATCTGAGAGACGGTCAAGAACAGCGGGGTATAAGATTAAAAAGGGATTTTTCGACAATGTGACTTCGAATCTACCTCAATTAGTGGCTGTTTTTGGAGAAGCTAATACGGCTAATCAGGCAGGGCTTAGCATTTCTAAGAAGGAAATAACTTCTGCTAAAGAAGCAGCGGAGTTGTATGGTTACGGGTCTCCTCTGCATCAGATGTTCAGAATACTTAGACCCATATCAGGTGACGGGATTGGGGGGATACCAACCATTGCTTTCCCGCAAGTTTCGGATGTGTCTGCTTCAGCAACAGTTATAGAATGGACGATCGCAGGGTCAGCTACTTCAAACGCCACCCATACTTTGGCTGTCGCAGGCAGGGAAAGTCTAGACTTCAAAACATATGAATACACGGTTAGTACTGGTGACACAGAGGCGGTTGTTGCTTCTAAGATGGCTGATGCTATAAATGGTGTTCTGTCTAGTCCAGTTTCTGCTACTTCTGCTCTAGGAGTACTAACGATCACAAGTAAATGGG